CTTTCGTAGAGCTGGTGGGTTTTTCGGATAATGGCTGCGCTTAATCTTGATAAGATTAAAGCGACATTAGAACGTGCGCCTGAAGAATTTAAAAATCTTGTTGCACAAGTAGGGTTTCCTTCAGGTAAAAATTATGAAGATGGAACGCCTGTTGCAACTGTAGCAGCATGGAATGAATACGGAACTTCCGTTTCACCTGCTCGCCCTTTCATGCGCCCAACAATAAAAGAACAAAAAGACAAATGGACTGAAACCATGAAAAAAGGTGTTCAGCAAGTTGTCTTGGGCAAAAAAGAAGCAACGGATGTATTAGAATTAGTCGGTATGCAAGCAGCAGCCGATATACAAACAAAAATATCTAGTATTTACAGTCCACCCAATGCTCCATCTACCATTAAACGCAAAGGTTCTGCAAAACCTTTAATTGATACAGGATATATGCTTGCTTCTGTATCAAGCGCAGTAAATAAGGCTGGCTCAGAATTTAAAAAGGATTGAAAATGAATTTGCGTGGAATGGTAAATAAATATACTCAGATAACTAATCCAAACATTCAAATCAATTGGATTCAATCTACTGGCTATACAACTAATGCAGCAGGTAAAAGAACACCAACAAGTTTAACGCTTACTGTTCAAGCTCAAGTTCAAGCATTAAGTTCTACAGATTTACAACATACTGATGGATTAAACATTACAGGTGTAATGCGTTCAGTTTACCTCTATGGCAATGCTGCTGGCGTTGTAAGAGCCGATAATATTGGTGGGGATATATTGGTATTCCCTGAAGTTCCAAATGGCTGTAATCGCAATTGGCTTATTACTCAGGTCGTAGAAACTTGGTCTGATTGGTGCCATGTTATCGTAACTTTACAACAGGAATAAATTATGCAAATCAATGTAAACAATGGAACACCTGGATTAGCTGCCGATGCAGCAGTATCAATTGACCAGTTTGGTAATCCTTTAGTCAATATTCCAACATACCGAGCAGGTGTTTATGATATTACACCAGCTTCACCTGCAACTGATGTATTTACTATTACAGGTTCAGCAACTAAAACAATCAAAATTACAAGATTACAAGTGACTGCGGACAATTCTAGTTCTGCTGGCGTAATTGACTTTTATTGTTTTTTTAGGACTACAGCTAATACAGGTGGCACTTCTACAGTATTAACGGGTGTTCCTTATGACACAACTAATCCAGCACCAACGGCAGTTGTTAGGGCTTATTCAGCCAATCCTGCCACATTAGGAACTGGAACTTTTATGTTTGGTGACCATTACGCTTTGGCTAATGCTACTAATAGTGGTATTCCTGTATTTCCGTGGATTGAAGATTTTGGAATTAGAAACACTCAGCCCATTATTTTGCGTGGCGTTAATCAATCATTCTGTTTTAGTTTAAATGGCGATACAGTTCCTAGTGGAACTAATATTTATATTTCAATAGAGTGGACTGAAGAATGAGTGTAACAATTGACATCATTGACCAAGATGTATTTACGGCTTTGGTGACATTTTTTAATACATTTTTACCTAGCGGTACACAAGTAGTTCAAGGGCAGGATAACTTAGTTGCCATGCCTAAAGGCGGTTTTGTTGTAATGACTAATGGAGCTATGGATAGATTATCTTTTAACGTAGATGACTATAATCCAGCTTTACAACAAAAAATGATTTTAACGCCAACAAGATATGAAATGCAGCTTGATTTTTATGGTTCTACGTCACAAACGTGGGCTATGCAAACTCAGGCTTTATTTCGTGACCAGTACGCAACTGACATTTTCCCTGCAAATATTCAGCCATTGTACGCAGATGACCCTGTTCAAATTCCTCTGATTGACGGGGAACAACAATATGAACAACGTTGGAAAATTACAGCTAATTTACAATACAATCCAATATTGACTACAGCACAACAGTCAATGTTAGAAGTTGTTGTTGATTTGGCTCCGATTGACCAAACTTTTAAACCATAGGAGTAATTTAATGAGTACCATTCCTTTTTCACAAGTAGTAAATGTAGTCCCATCCGTGCTATCTGCTGGTGGTATCGCTGTTGATTTAAACGGTTTGATGCTCACACAAAATGCTTATGCTCCTGCTGGTACTATTTTAACATTTGCTAATGCAAATGATGTTGCAACTTATTTTGGCGCAGGTTCTATTGAAACGACATTAGCAAATATTTATTTCAATGGCTATAGCATTGGCACACAATTGCCTGGTTCATTGTTAATTGCTAATTATCCTGAAGTGGCAACTGCTGGTTGGTTGCGTGGCGGTTCATTGGCTGCTTTAACTTTAGGTCAATTACAAGCATTAGGTACAGGCACATTGTCATTGACTATAGCTGGCGTAACTGAAACTTCAGGTACTATCAATCTTGCAAGTGCTACAAGTTTTAGTAATGCAGCAACAATTATTCAAGGTGCATTTACTACACCTAACTTTACAGTAACTTTTGATTCTCAACACAGTGCATTTATATTTACTACAAACGCAACTGGAGCTACTCAAACAATTACTTACGCTACAACAGATGCTTTAGCAACTGGATTGGCATTGACACAAGCTACTGGTGCTGTTCTTTCACAAGGTCAAGCTGTTGCAACTCCAGCAACATACATGACAAGTATTATCAATCAAAATCAAAACTGGGCTACATTCTTTACAACTTGGGAACTTGCAACTATTGCAGAAAAAGAAGCCTTTGCTAGTTGGTCTAACTCAGTTGCTCCACGTTACCTATTTATCTGTCAAGATTCTGACGTTAATATTCTTAACGCAGCAGCTACAAATACATTTGGTGACTGGTTACAAACAAATCAAATCGTTGGTACATTGCCTATTTATGGCAACAATACTCATTCTGCTTTTGCTGCTAGTTGGGCTGCATCATTAGACTTTAATCGTTTAAATGGTCGTGCAACATTAGACTTTAAAGAACAATCAGGCTTAATTCCTTCAGTTACTACAGCTTCTAATTATGCTGCTGTTGTTGCTAATGGTTATAATGCTTATGGTGCTTATGGTTCTAACAATCCTGCAAATAACGCTAACTGGTTTACTCCAGGCTCAGTTTCAGGCAAATGGTTATGGGCTGATACTTATGTAAATCAAATTTGGTTAAATGCTCAATTGCAATTGGCTCTAGTAACATTGCTTCAATCAGTTAGTTCTATTCCTTACAATGCTCAAGGATATTCATTGATTAACGCTGCTTGTTTAGACCCAATCAATGCTGCGATTAACTTTGGTGCTATTCGCAAAGGCGTACCACTTTCTAATGCTCAAGCTGCTGAAATCCAATACGCTTTAGGTTTCAATGCTGCACCACAAATCCAATCACAAGGTTATGTGTTGTATATTGCTCCTGCAACGGCTCAAACTCGTGCTGCTCGTCAATCACCTGAAATTACTTTATATTATCAAGATGGTGAAAGCGTACAACAAATTACTCTTGCAAGTATCGTCATCCAATAATTAAGGAATAAATCATGGCAACAATAACCTCGGCAAATTCAGTATTAACACTTGCGGTAGCAGGTGTATTTGGTAGCGGAGTCAACATTCAAGGTTTTGCTGTTGATGACGCTTTTGAATCAGAAGCTGTGCAACAATCAGAAACTCTAATGGGTGTTGATGGTGTTTTATCAGGCGGTAAAGTATGGGTTCCATACAAAATGACAGTTCATCTACAAGCAGATAGTCCTAGTGTTGAAATTTTTGATGCTTGGCGTGCTGCTCAAGATGCAGCAGTTGACGTTTATGTGGCTAATGGTACAATTGTTCTTCCATCCACGGGTTTCACTTACACTCTAGTAAATGGTTATTTAACAACAGCGACACCATTCCCTGCCGTTAAAAAGACATTGCAACCAGTTGTTTATGAAATCACATGGCAAACAATCATTGGTACACAAAACGGGTTCTAAATAAATTATGGCTAGAAAAGAAACGACATTTGTAGCGGATACTGGTAGAGATACTGGAAAACAATTTTTAATCACAGAAATGTCGGCTTCTCAAGCTGAAAACTGGGCTTTTCGGGTTATTCTCGCTATCGGCAATGCTGGTATCGAGATACCCGAAGGTTTAGCTGAACAAGGCATGGCTGGATTGTTAGCAGTCGGATATATGAATTTGCTTAAAATTCCATTCGATGCTGCACAACCATTATTAGAAGAAATGATGGGATGTGTTCAAATCATTCCATCACAAAGTGTTAGACGTAAACTTATAGAAGAAGATATTGAAGAAGTAATCACTCGATTACAGTTAAGAAAAGCTGTATGGGGATTACACATGGATTTTTTTTTAGACGGAAGCAAATCGACTTCGGAAT